TCACCACCATCTGAGTAGTCAAAGTTCCCGTTGGTTGCATCACCGAAGATCTGCACGGCTTGGTTGACTGGGCCTGGGTAGGCAAAGTTGACCTTGGCGCCCGTGTTCCAGCGGTAGTAGGGCTGGTCCGAACCACCGATGGAGCCGAGGGATACGACACCCATGTACTTGCGAAGCACCGCACCAGCCGCTGACTTCTCGGCCCAACCAGCAGTGCGGATCAGGTTGCGAGTGGTGTCATTGAGCGGCTTCCAGCCGTTGATGAACTCGAACTGCTCAGGGGTGATGGCTTCCATCGGGAATGGAAACTTGATGAAGGTAGAAGAGGACTTCCACTGCTCCTTGAGGAACGAGTAGAGCGCCTGTCCAGAGACGCCACCGGTAGAGCCAGCATCGGTCACCGCTCCAGTGGTCTTGATCTCAATCGTCTTGGCTGTCGTATCGATGGCGATATCAGTGGTCAGCGCAAGGTTGTCCGGGTCAATGATGATTGCCATTACAGCTCCTCACATTCAATTTGGTAGTTTGGGTTAGAGAACAGGGTGTTCCCGCTCTCAAGAACTTTGACTTCCTGCACTTCGAACAGGAATCCTTCAAGGTCCAACACGTCACCTTTATTTAGGGAAGCAAGAGTCACTCCCAGGTGCTTGTTGTCTGTGGTTTTGACTACTCGCATCTTACCTCCTTATGGGTTGACGTAGTTGCGATCTACGGTTTGCTGCACCAGCAGAGTGGTGTCTGAGCTTGAGTATGTGTATGGATCGTAGTTGACAGGTTGGTAGCCAAGAGCGAAGATGCGGATGAAACCGGTTTGACCAGCCGCTGAATGGCTGAAACTGAATGATGTGCCTGATGATTCTGTCCCACCAATCTCGACCGCAGTTGCAGGATCAGAGCCAGAGTAGCAGCGAACCTCAGACCCCGCAACAAGACCAGTGAAGCTTAGGGTTGATGTGGTCAGCGGGTACAGGTTGTCCTGCTGCGCAGCAGCCGTGCTCACCGTGCTGATTGTCAGACGTGTAATCGAGTTTGTGGCGTTCGAAGCAGTTACCGTGATGCGCAGTTTCAGTTTGAACCCAGTAGAAGGCGTGATTGACTCAGCAGAAAGGTTTGCCCCGTTCACTGTCTTCCACGTGCCATTCCAACCACTGCCTGTGTCAATCTGGTACTCGTATGTGTACGAGCCAGTTGCTGTGATTGTGGCTGCGGTGTTTACGAAGGCAGTGTGCCCCTTCGTGAAGTACGGCATCTCACTGATGAGCGTGTCACCAGCCGTCTTCATTGAGAGCGTGCCGTTTTGGGTGAAGCCTGACGTGCCGGAGGCAACAGTAAGCGTGTTGTATGCGGCTGAGGTCGAGCTAATGGCATTTGCCAACCAAGTCACCCCGCCTGCAGATGAAGACGAGAAGAAGTCATTCCAGTGGAAACCTGGGTTCAGCGAAGTAGTTGCAGAAACGGCTGATGTGTTGCCAGCGAAGTTGATGTTTCGATAGATGCAGTCTGCACCACGCTGAATCTGGTCTGACAGTCCAGAACTTCCATAGATGTGCTCATACAGGAACCCACTTGATGCGCAGGGGCTGTTGCCAGACTGGATGCCCTTTAGAAAGTTGAAGTAGCAGCGCTGGAACTTGATATTGCGATCGTTAGAAGTGTAGTGCAGCAGGGTTGGTGCAGTCGCATTTGTGGAACCACAGAACAGTGGGGATGCATACGTGCCAGCATTGCGAATTGTAATGTCGCTGCAGTTTGTTGTATTCAGAATACGTGCATAGGGATGCACGTTTGTCAGAGTGCCACCAAGACCCCATGTGATGCCGTCAATCAGGATGTTTGAACTGTTCGCAGAGGCATCAAACAGACCCCAGGTCGTGCCGAAGAGCTGTGTTGCACCACGGCTGTGGTCGATGTAGTCGAAGTTGTTGATCGTGATACCCGCACTTGACACGAAGTAAACATGCCCGGACATTACACGCAGTGTGTTGAATGTGATGTCATTGCACCGGGTGAAGGTAATGTTCTGACGAGAATTGTTGTTAGATGAGATGCTGATTGCGTCTACGGTGTTGAACGTGACACCTGATGTGTCAGCAAGTGAGATGTTGTTCTGTGAACCAGCACTAACCGTGTGCAGCTTCAAGTTTGAGAACGTGCCGCTGCGAATGTTTGTAGTGATAAGGTTTGAGGCGATGTAACCACCAGTGGTACCAACAAGCACATTGCTGACCGTCATCGGGTTCAGATTGAAACCGAAAATCATAGAATCCCGCACCATCGAATCAGTAAACGACAGGTCACGGAAGTAGTATGGTGTCATGTACCAATCGCAAGAAATCTTGTCGAAAGTGGCCTTGATGCCTGGTGAGTTTGAACCACCAATGACTGGGCGAACACCCATGTTGGTAGGCGCAGTGTTCGTGGCTCGTGCAGCTGTCGTGCAGGTCCTTAGGAAGATGTTTGGAACACGAATCTTGCAGCCTGCAGCTGGGGTAAAACCGATTGCCGTAGTTCCATCACCACCAATACGCACCGCACCACCAGTTGTTAGATGACACACCACCTTGTTGCGAAGGTCAGTGTTCATGTTGGCAGAGGTGAAGCCGTTTGCTACAGCCTGTGCGGGGTACCATTCGAAAACCCCAGAACCAGGAGACGTCTCGATACTGAGCCCCGTGACGGGGGTTGCTGCACCACCACCATTTGTTGGTAGTTGGACCAATTGTTGCGCAGAACCTGACGTAGTACCAAGCTCAAACCATGCACCTTGCCATGTACAGCTTGTGCCAATAGCAGTAGTAGTAAGCGTGGCAGATTGGTCCATGACGACCTCAATCCAACCAACCACATCAGCCGATGTCGCATTGGCAGAGATGCCACTTAGAGCGCCTGCAGCAAATGTGCCACCAGTTACTTCACGGAACTTGATGAAGCCTGATGCAGGCATTGCGGCACCAACTGCAGTGGGAGCTGAAACGTAGTCAGCCCAAACCCCGAGCAGGTAGCCTGAAACAGCCCCTTGCGTGATTGTCGTGCCAATGGCTGGAACAGTTCCAGAGCCGGTGTCAAACGGCATCCACCGCACCTTCGTGCCATCAATGTCGAAACCACCACCGAGAGTAGAGCTGAGCGTGATGCTGCCAAGCGAACCAGTCATCGAGGCAGGGGCATTAGCGTGCCATCGAGTGTCAGTGCGCACTGTGAGACGTGCACCGTTGCACGCCCAAGTCTCACCAGCAGTGCGAGCTACTCCGCCATCAAGGAAGGTGTCAGTTGTGATCGTTGCCATTATGTCTTGATCCAGATGTCATTCAGCTTGGCGCCCAGTGGAGGCGTAGCTGAAACGTAGATTCGAGGGCCCGCATACTCACCATCGGTCACAACCGAAACCATCTTCGGTTGAACGATCACGTTGTTCACCTCTGGAACGGTGGCCACCGTGACGCCCGTGTTGAGCGCCACTACGCTCACATTCTGTTCGACAGGAACTACCGAGATGGACTGGGGCTGCGAGACAACCGTGACTCCATCCTCGGCAACCACTGTCGTGGTATTGAGGACTGGGACGGTGCTCATGATACGTTAGGGTCGAGGACTACGTTGCCTTCGAGATACTTCTCAACCTTGCCCGATGGGAAGGTGATGAAGATGTCCCAAACGCCAGTCTTGAAGTTGAGCGAGGTAGTCTGAGCTGCAGTCAGCGAGAGCTTCACCTGCCCGATTGTAGGAGCAGGGAAGGTGACCGTGAAGGTAGCAAGAGTGGTGCCTCCGACCTTGTCCTTTACGAGAGCAACCGCAGTGCAGCCAGTTAGATCGACTGGAGTCTGGGCAGGGTCGTTAGGCAGCTTGGTCTTGTCGTAGACATCAAGCACGTAGAAGGTGTACTCGAAGGAGGCCTTCTTGCTGATGGTGAGGTTTGCTTTTCCGGCTTGCATGGCGGCTCCTTAGAGGCGGATGGTGGCGTTCTTGGCCTTGCCATCATCACCGGTTGAAAGGAGGAAGCCTTGGCCCATCGAGCGAATCATGTCAAGCGCAATGGTTGGGTAGAGAGCAGGTGACTTCTTGGCCTTGATGTCGGCTGGACCCGCATTGAAGCTTTCGACCTGGCGAAGGTCAGTGTCTGACAGCAGGCGATCTTCCTCAGTCCACATCCAGAAGGCAAACTCGCAGGTAGCCTGCTTGACCTTCTGTGGAACAGTGGTTTCTGAAACCGAATAGCCCTCGTCATCTACCAGACCGGACCTTGGCCACTTGAGGGGCTGTGAGCCGCTCTTCTTGTAGCCACCGTAGCTGAAGGTGTCAAGGGTGTTGGTTGCACGAACCAGGAGAGCTTCCTTCTTCTCGACATCAAAGCCGATCCAAGCCTCACCGCCAAAGCGGAAGGTAAAGTAAGCATCTGCGAACGCCACATCACAGTAGGCGTTCATGGTTGCGCTGAGGGGGTTTGCGTCAATCGCCATGTTAGACTCCGATGTCGGGTGCTAGAGTCGCAGCCAGACTTTCGTCCAACCTTGCCTCAGGTGCAGTCAAGGGACTGCGCCACCATCTGATGAATCTATTTAGTGACGGGCAAAACAAAGGCCCTAAGCCTTGCGACTTAGGGCCCCGAATCAGTCAGTGCTGATTAGCTGTTGGCGCCCAGCGAGCTGGAGGTCACTGCCTTCCAGACTGCGTCAGAGTCAACGATCTTGTCGGCCCACACGCCATACCAACCTACGTTGATGAAGCGCTGGAGCTTGTCGGTAGAGGTGAAGCGCAGGCCAGGAGCCAGCGAAACACCACGGCCAAGGCCGTTGAAGCCAACGAACGAGCTGACGTACTCATCAACCGTGCCAGCACCCGTCTGGTCAGCAAAGGCGCAGTCGTTGTTGCGAACGATCAGGAAGCCCTTGTACACCGAGACTGCGTTGTTCAGGACAACAGCCGGGTTGCCGTACTTGTTGACATCCGTCCAGTCACCAGCTGCAGCAGCCGAACGCAGATCAGAGATCACGTCATCGTGCATGAAGGCGACATAGAGGCCCATACCAGGCATGGTCGGGATCGAAGCACGAGCCATCTTGTTGTAGACCTTCTCAAGGACGGTCTTGCTCATCACATCGCCAGCACCCACGTTGCCTGGAGCGGTAGCCGTGCCACCGTAGACAACATTGGTCGTGGCCTCAGCAGCACGGATTGCCGTGATGTTGATAGCACGAGCCAGGTTGGCGCCAACCAGCTGAGGAATGGCGAGGTCGATCTTGCCACCGGTCTGGAGCGAAGCCAGAGTCGTCTTGGTGACAACCTTGCCCTTCTCAGTCGGGGTGATCAGGATGGCGGTGTCAGTCACGGCTTCAGATGCCGGATCTTCCTTGTCCACCAGGTCGAAGCCAGTTGCCGAGAGGGCAGCATACTTCGGGAACTTGATCGCATCAGCACCAAATGAGGCACGGTACTGAACGAACGGGGTCATGACGTCAGCTTGCTGAGCGGCCATGATGAAACCTGCGTCATAGGCACGGATGATCGAGTCATCAACATCAGCCACGCTGGTCATTGCGGTTGTGAAATCAGCCATTTTGGGCTCCTTTAGATTTTACCGAACTTCTTCAAAACCTCGTTCAGCTTGTTCATATCCTTCGACTTGATGGCTTCATCAAGTGCGAGCTGATATGCATCGGTTCTGGACGTGTCACTTGCGACAGTCTTTACACCCGGTCCCGAGCCTGCACCAGTAGTAGAGGTAGAGGGCCCCTTTTTTTGGGCCTCACCTTCACTCTCTGGCTCAGCAAAGAGGTAGGGGTCTGTCTGCTTCACGCCCTCGATGAGCTTCACAAGGCTCTCTTGGACAACTTGTCCGCCATCACCAAACTCGATCTTGCTCAAATCAAGCAGCTTGCGAACGGTGCTAGGATTCTTGGCTTTCGCTGCTTCCAAGGCGGTGGAAACATGATGCTCAACTTCCTTGTCCTTCACCTGCTTCTTGAACGTTTCAAACTCGCTGAAGAGGTTTGACTTCTCCACCAGCAGGGCATCCCGCTCAGCAGTTAGGTCCTTCAACGACTTTGAGGCCGTCTCGAGGGTGCGGAGCTTCGTCTTCATCCCATCTCGTTCAGCTACAATCTCGTTGAGCTGCTTTTGAAGGGCTTCTACGGTAACTCCTTCGCCATTTTGGCTGGCGCCGCCATCTACATTGTCGCTCATGGTGAGAGCTTCTCCTGTCCAGGAAGTTAGGGATGGGTATTGGTGAGACTAACGTCTCGGCACAGTTATTTATGCAGCGGGTGCGCTCGCTTGTGAAACCTGTGGGGCTGGGAAGAGACGGGCATCAGCATCGATCTCTTGCACCTTGTTGATGGCCTCCTCACGGGACAGTCCGAACTTGACCATGAAGTACTCCACCCGAGACGCACGGCCTTGGCTGATGCGGATCGTCCACAGGTTCTCGTCTGCCTGCTCATCAAGAGGCAGGGATGGAGGCGGGAAGCTGATGAAGAGCACCGACTCAGGTGGCAGCCCGATGCTGTGGAAGTTGGCGATGACCTTGAGCACCTCATAGAGCCGCTTGAAGGAAGCCTCCATCATCTTCTCACGTTCCTGACGGAGCTGCAGGTTCGGCATCTCCTCAACAATGAGCTTGAAGCCGGATTCAGCCGATGAACCGTTGCCATCCAGCTTGATGTTGACCGAGTAGTCGCCAGCAAAGTCGGCTACCCACTTCGAGATGATGTTGTCAAGAGGCAGCAGGTCGACCGATGGGTTCTTGTACTCGAGGTAGACATTGCCATCATCCGACTGCACGGCAACAATTGAGCCTGGGCCACCTACCACACCTGGCGACTGGTTGCGCACCATGCGTGGCAGAGGCTCGCCAATGGCCTGCACGAAGTCATAGGCCTGAGCACCTGACTCATCGGACTGCACACGTGCATTGGTGAAGAGGGTTGGGTTCTTGTTCCACATCGCAGCAAACTCGGAATCGCTGTAGTGGATATTGACGATGTCATTCAAGTCAACGAGGTCCATTGGCTGGTCGTTCCAAGCCTCATTGTTGAATGGCAGATTGGTGTCGTGGAAGGGCACCGCAAAGATGATGCCGTATGGGTTCGGCTCAGTCGTCAACACCTGTTCCTGCTTGAGATCACGAGAGATGAGCACCTCTTGGATGAACTCAGGGGTGATGACACGCCAGACGCAGCCATCCTCGCCCTTCTCATAGAGCTTGTACATGTAGACTGTGAGGTCACCAAACTCATCAGCGGCCACAGCCGAGTTGTGACGACCTGTGCCAGTCAGCAGGAGCTTGCCCTTCTCAGGCGAGTACTGCACCAGGACGTACATCGTCTTGAGGAGACGCAGCTGTGCGGCTAGCGTCTTGAAGAACTCAAGCCAGTTGGCCGACTCTAGCAGGATCTGCGTCTTGGCCGAGGCAACCTCATCGACATCGGTGGCACCAGGGTTGGTGTAGACCTCAATCTTCGGTGGCTTGCTGGTGAAGAGGGGTGCCGACTTGTCGACAATCATCTTCGTGACATTGCGAGTGCGGGGCAGGAGGCCCTTCTGGAGGGCATTCCTGCGGTGGTTCTGCAGGAACTTCATGAGGTACTGCTTGGACTCGCCCTCGTAGTACTCAACGGCCTTGTAGGCCTTCTCCGCATCAGATGCATCAATGAGGTGTGCGTATGCCATGTGTCAATCCTTAGTAGTTTCGAAGAACCGGCTTGCCCTTGATAGGCCAGTTCTTGTAGATGAAGTAGCCGCCCGCATCAAGTGGGTGATCGAGGTCATTCGACTTGTCAGGCTCATTCTTCACCCAGGCCTGCTTTTCAAGGCAGCTGGTGTAGACTGGGCACAGCAATGTATTTACCAGGTATCGCCTATCACCCACCGCATTGCAGAACATGGCGTTCATGCTGGCAACACGGTCACCTACTCCAGGGTTGGAGTTGTCTACCTTGATCTCAAAGCCGGCTTGTCGAAGCTGAGCAATCGATGAGACGATGCCAGCCGCATTGCCGTTCTTGCCTGAGGCGTCAGGGTAGACTATGATGGGCCGCTGTGGATACGTGTCCTTCAGCACCTGAATCATGGTAGGCGTGTCACGAATGTTGACGTGCTCAGCCACTGCCAGAGGAAGCTGGTTCTCTACCACGTGCACGATAGCCGCCATCTTACCAATGTTGAAGTCCATGCCTACGTGGATTGGCTCAAACCGTGGGAAGTCCTTGATGGACTTCGTGGTGTTGTTCTTGTTGCGGTCGAACTTGTCATACACCCGCAGGGAGTTCAAGTTGCCGAACTGCCCAAGCGCCCACACCATCCACTGCTCCTCAGTGTAGGAGGTCTTCATGGAGGCGATGTACGCCTTGTCCATCAGAG